TCAGTAATAATCTAAATTTACTTGAGGTATTTTTTTATGTCAATCTCTTGACCTATTTATAGTATACAGGAAGCTTTCTATAAGAACATTATAACATAGTCGTACGACTAAGTCAATAGAAAATTCAGATTCCTTAAAGGGTTTATCGTAAAGCATAAATTTCTCCTAAACAAAAGCAAAAGAGCCTTGCTGTAAAATCACAACAAGACTCTTTGCTGGACAAGAACTTAATCTGCGTCCACTCACAAAAGTATGTTATGATTATACGCTATTCGTCTATTTAAGTCAACTTATTGGTTGACCTCCTGTTGGCAGAGGAGGGCAATTTTATTTTAGAACTGTCAACTAATGGTTTACAGTTGGATGGTTGTAAACTATCGGTTGACAACCACTTTCAGCAATTTTGTTGACGTCAACAAAATTATAAGATTAAGAGCCTCACGTATTGAAGCAAAGGTATCGTTTTGCCAACAATGGCAAAATGTTCCTGTACATCAATGTTGCTGTTATGATATGCCTCTATAGCTTTATCTATTTTAGTTCTTGAACAGCTTAATATATTGTGCTATACTATACATGCTTTGTTAATTCGGGTTGTCCTTACTTAGGTAGGTGACAGCCCACTTTTTATTTAGATAAAACTACAAATTCAATATTACAGCCATAGTAACGGCCATCGCCACCTGTTACCACCCATTTAGTTACCTTGAGCGGACAGCCAGGATACTTCTTTGCCAATTTTGCTGATAGTTCTTTTTTTAGATATCCGATGTCTACTCCATCATCTCTAACTACTAAATAGGCAGGCTCTCCGTCATATTCTGAATATTCAATATTTAGTCGGTCTTTTCTAAAAGGCATCGAAAGACCATGCAAAATATCTTGGCGGGAATAATCCCGAAGCCTTATACAAGGATACGATGAACCTACAACTCTAGTATGCATTCGCACTACTTCAGTATATCCATCAAAATCATTAGGTTGTACAAGGTTATTTTGGTGTTGATTATTTGGGTTGTATTGAAGAGATGAAATAATATCTATAATCCAACCAATACCACATAGACCAGCGGTAAACAAATAAATTATCCCCAAAAAGTATTGCCGTCTATAGAATCGGTAGCCACCAAAAGGACCTGTAAAAATAGCCAATACCACACCTAAAATATCCATAATCCCTCCCTAAGTTAAAATTTACCTCCGAATTTCACTTTTCTTTATTATTCTAATATGTATCGAGCCTATTTCATTCTTGAAAAACGAACAAATGTTTGGTATAATCAAAGTATTCCCAGAACATAAGTACGGAGGTTTACAAAATGGACTACAAAAAATGTATCATTGAAATGCTTCAGAAGGCAGATGTTAGAAGGCTAAAAATCATCTACGCATATGTGAAAGCAATTATGGAGAAGAGGGCTAAGGACTAACTTGGCCCTCTTCATTTTCTTTAGTAAGTTTTAATGCCATTTTCTCTAAAAGCTTCCATTCTGATTCGTCAAGTTTCGCAAGCATTGAAATGAACTTTTTCATAAAGGAATCATCGTCAACACTCTGAATAGTTCCTATAAAATTCGCAATTTCCTCATCACGGGTACGCTCAATAAACATTGAGCCTGTACCGTTCCTCAACCACTCTTCATCTACATCGAATTCCCTGCATATAGACTTAATCATCTGCTCGGTTAGAGAGTTCTTTCCGCTTTCAATTAAAGAAATCGCAGATTTTTTAACACCTATCTTTTCACCAAATTTTTCCATAGTCAAATCTAGGGTTTTCCGTAACTGTTTAACTCTTTCGTTCACTGTAGCACCTCCCTTCATCAACATAATACAATGGATAAAAACAAAAGTCAAGAAAAAAGTTTGCTAAATAAACAAAAAAGTATTGACAAAGTTTATCGGATAAATTATTATGTTTGTAGGGTAAACAAAAGTAGTTGCAAAACAAACAAGAAAAGAGGTGATTAATATGAAAGAAAGTGAAGTAAAGATAATAACGGTAATGCTTGAAGCTCTTCCGAAGATGTCAGATGTACAGAAAGCTAAACTCCTAGGATATGGAGAGGCGATAGTTGACTTAAAGGAAGAGATGCAGAAGAAAGCTAAGGAAGAAAAAGAGACAACGCTGGAAATAGCGTAAGGGAGGAGGCGATATACATGAAAACATACAAAGAAACCAAGGCAGCAGTTAAAAGGTATAGAAGTTAGGAGGAGATATGGAAGAGGTACTAAAAGAACTCAGGGAGATTAAAGAACTGCTCCGCATTATCGCGAGTAATACGGAGCAGGACAAGCTAAATGTTGACAAAGTTGCAGAAAAAATTTCGGCAAGACTTAATCATCTAGTGGGAGAATATCAATAAGAACCGAATGCAACACATCCTTATTGATATTAACGATTAAAGCTGCAAGGTTTGCAAGTAGTTCACTTGAATCTTGCACTCCATCACTACCAGTTAACGCATTTTTAAGTGCTTGAGAGTCTGAATATTTTAAAACAGCACTCTTGTAGCTTGTGTTAAATTTGCTGTCGAATTCGCTTTTTGTCATAGATATCAACCTCCTTTCATTAAGATAAGGATAGTATACCATGGCGGAGGGAAGAAAGTTAACAAACAACTAACAATAAGGAGGAGATATGGAAGATAAAAATGCTTAAAGAAATATTAGAAGTAAAAGAAAATTTCAAGCTGCCAACCGCTTTATTAAATGCATTATTACAAGACAGTGAAACGATAATAGAAAAAATATACGAAGCCGGATTATTTAAAGGCAGGGCATTGGATTTTAGTTACTTTCAAACGGAACATTCGGACAGGAACGAACTTAAGCAGGATTTTACTCCTGAATGCCTGTGCAAGGTTGTAGCTGAGTTAACAGAAGGCGGCAGCTATTTAGATGTCTGTGCAGGGGTTGGCGGCCTTAGCGTATTTGCTTTAAGTAAAGCCGACAAGCTGTATTTGGAGGAATATTCAGAAAGAGCAATCCCCTTCCTACTGCTTAATCTAGCATTTAATAATGTAAACGCTTTAGTATTTCAAAAAAATGTGCTTACAGGTGAAATCTTTCGCACATATAAATTATCGTCAACGGTGAAATACTCAAAAATCGAAGAGGTAGAAAATGCAGAAAGTAGCTACAGTGTTAAAAATGTAATAATGAATCCGCCATATTCATTAAAGTGGGAGAGTAAAAATGCAGCAAATGATGTAAGGTTTTTAGAATACGGCATCCCGCCAAATTCAAAGGCTGATTATGCATTCTTACTGCATGGCATATATTTGCTAGAACCACAAGGAATTATGATTGCTATAGTGCCACATGGGCTTCTGTTCAGAGGTGCTGTGGAAGAAAAAATAAGGCAAAAATTAGTTGAAAATAATCTATTGGATGCTGTAATAGGTCTTCCGGATAAACTATTCCTAAATACGGATATACCTGTATGCTTAATGATATTCAAAAAAGACAGGAATACGGAAAATGTTCTTTTTATTGACAGCTCCAAAGAATTTAAAAAGCAGGGTAAACAGAACTATTTAGCTGAAAGCCAAATTGAAAAAATTATCAATGTATATAAACACAGGCTTGCAGTAGACAAATATTCAAAAAGCATCTCAAGAAAAGAGCTTATTGATAACTCGTATAACCTAAATATTCCGCGTTATGTAGATACAAGCGAGGAAGAGGAAATACCTGATTTGCTTGAAATAATGAGTAACCTAGCTGAAATTGATGCGGAGGAGAAAAGAACAAGGGCAGAATTATACAGGCTTATATCAGAGCTTGAAACTGAAAATCCTAATCTTAAAAAAGGACTGGAGGCAGACTTAAAAAGAAATGAACAGTATTCAGGAAGTAAAATTAGTAAGCATTGCGACAGTAGAAAGAGCAATAAAGGGGAAGATTTACAAGATGGGGAGTGTCTTTTTCCCATTAAGTGCGATAGGGGACTACAGTATTGTATCGATATTAACAGTTGACGGAGAGATAGAGCCACGATACGCAGTAGCATTTCCGACTGTGGAGTGTATCCCTATATACTTCCATATAGCCATTGAACGGGCATTCCCGTTATTTGCATCAAAATATGCAACAACGATAAACATTCAGAAGGAGACGCTAAAAGAGTTTAGGCTATTGTGGCATTTTGACTTGAAAGAACAAGCAAAAGTTGTGGAGTGTTTTTCAGTATTAAATAAAGAGATTGAGATATTAGAGGAACAAATCAGGATGGAAAAGAGAGCAAAGAAAGCATACTTGTCGCACCTATTTCCTTAAAACTGAAAGGAGAACGAATGGAAGGACTAAAAATCATTGATGAAAGAACTGTCCTAGGTAAAGATTTTAGAATCTATGGAGATGTGGAAAACCCTTTATTCCTTGCTAAAGATGTGGCCGAGTGGATTGATTATGCCTACAAAGATAGCAGGAAAGTAAACAGAGATGTAAGTAAAATGCTTGAAACCGTTGATGAAGAAGAAAAGTCAAAATCAACCTTAAATCTTGGTGGGGAAGATTATTCCCATGGTGGCATAAGAGAAAATATAGAGGTTTGGTTCTTGACAGAGGATGGCTTGTATGAAGTCCTGATGCAGAGCCGTAAGCCTATAGCTAAGGCCTTCAAGAAAGAAGTTAAGGATATTCTTAAGAGTGTCAGAAAGAACGGCGGTTACATAGTAGGACAGGAGAGTGCAAGCCCTGAAATGATACTGGCCAACGCTATGATAGTTGCTCAGAATGTAATCAAAGCCAATGAGCAGAAGATAGCTGAACTACAGCCCAAGGCAGATTACTTTGATAATCTTGTGGACCGCAATCTGCTACTCAACTTTACCGATACAGCCAAGGAGCTGGGAATAAAGCGAAAGGACTTTATAGACTGGCTGCTTAATAATAAATACTGCTTCAGAAGCAAGAAAAACGATATAAAGCCTTATGCAGCCTATTCCAACACAGCCACAGAGAATACCAAGTATTTTGAAGTTAAGGAATGGGCAAATGATACACATTCAGGGATACAAACGCTTATAACACCAAGGGGAAGGGAAGTATTTAGACTCTTAATGATTGGATAAAAGGAGGTAAGTATGGGATATGTATTGGATGGAATAAAAATCGCATTTGTCACAGCACCAATAATATTGATGGTGTGGGCATTTGTAAGAGTAAGCGAAGAGATGAAAGAGGAATTAGAGAGATAAGGCTGCTTGATAAGCATTTAAGCGAAAGGAGGACAGATGCCATACTATAAGATATGCCCCGGTTGTGGAGGTAATTTAGATCCGGGCGAGAAGTGCAACTGCAAAGAAAGGCACGAAAAAAGAGGAATAAAGTTTACGAATACAAAGAAAGGAGGGAGTCATGGACTATCCCGCAAAAGTAATGTCTATGAAAGCACTGGTGAAAATGGGGATCTCAGAATCTTTTCTGCGAAGAGCTTATACGGACAAGCACACCAAAATTGCTTGGCGGGCAGATCCTACCAGGTCAAATAGTAAAATTATGTTTGACACGGATGCGCTGGAAGAGTATCGCTTAAGGCAAATAGCCTTCGAGAAAAAGATGCTTGCAGCTATGACATAAAAAAAAGAGGCGGATAGGAAGACCGCCTCTAAGTTGGAACGTAGTTTAATATCCTGCATGATTATTATACTACGTTTCGGCTAAAAAGTAAAGAAAAAAGTTTGAGAAAATAGCGTAAATATACGCTTTTAGCCCTTGTTCAAACTATTAACTTTACGACCATATTTAAAGAAATGGGGTATAAAAGTCATGTATTATAAAACTGAAATAGAAGCAGGAAAAACAATCGAAGTTATAAAAAGTCATACAAGGAGTTTAAATGATTACAGGCCTAGAGAGGGCAGGGCACAGATTACTCCTGAAGAGATGAAAAAGATAAACAGGATAAATACCGAGGCGAGACTAGCAAGACTGATAAACGCTAACTTTGGCTACGGAGATTATCACCTAGTACTTACTTACAGAAAAGATTTAAGGCCAAGTCCGGAAGAAGCCAAAAAAAGATTGGCTAGATTTTTAAGAATCCTCAGGAGAGAGTATAAAAAATACAAGGCAGAGCTTAAATATATCTGCGTAACAGAATATTTAAACACAGCAATCCACCACCACTTAATAATAAATGGCGTGGAAGCTAATATAAATAAAATAGTCAGGGATTGTTGGGAATGGGGTAGCCCTCACTTTACACCTTTAGACGATACTGGACAGTATCGAGAGCTTGCAGCATATTTTATCAAAGAGACCTCAAAGACATATAAGGCAAATGATGGAGGAGCCAAGCAGCATTATACCTGTAGCAGGAATTTAGTCAAGCCGGTAAAGAAGACTACTATCATCAAGTCCATCAACTGGCTGGATACCCCTAAGCCTAAAAAGGGGTATTACATAGACAAAGATACAGTATATAACGGGATTAATCCTTTTACAGGAGCACCCATACAAAAATATACGATGGTTAAGCTCCCGGAGATAAAGGGAAAAAGTGGATAAAACTGTTCAAAGCCTGAAAGGCGCATAAATGCTAAACGAACCAAAGATATACAAATCATTCTACATTTTATATAAAAGTCTGTCTCGATTAAAGTTTAATAGGGTTTGAGGGCATTTTTAGGCAGTTCAAAAATATTCAAAAACTCGGAAAGGTGCATAAACCTTAATCGGGAGAAAGATTTTAAGAAATAAAGAAAAATACAAAAAGCCTGTCTCGATTAGTGTTTAATAGGGTTTGTGGATATCAGGTATATCGAAAAGGCACTAAAAAACTTCTGAAAGGTGCATAAACGCTAATCGAACCAAAGATTTGCGACATATTCTACAATTTACCCAAAAAGCCGTTTCGATTAGCATTTAATAGGGTTTGCCGACTTATCCACAATGAACACATTAGTTCAAAATCTCAATAAACGTGATAAACGCTAGACGAAGGAAAGAATTAAGGAGGAAAAAACATGAACTTAAGAGTTATCGCATTACTAATAAATAGATTGTACGAGGTGGGCGAATGAAAGTGAAAGTAATTACAAGCCTTGACCACAAGGGCAATCCTAAAGGGAGCGGAATGGCTAAAGCCCTGATTATCTATGTAGACGAACAGGGAGAACGGCACGAGAAGGAAATCAAAGCAGAGATAGAAAACGATACAAGGAACGCACTTGCATTAAAGCTAAGTGTTGAGGTCCTAAAGGCTCTTATCAAACCTTGTGAAGTAGAGTTCAGCCTTAACTGTAAATATATCAAGAACTGTATTAACAATGGATGGTTAACAAGTTGGCAGCAGTCAGGGTGGAAGAAGTCAGATGGCAAGCCTCCTGCAAATGTTGAATTGTGGAAGCTGCTTGATATGTCGCTTAAGCTACATAATGTCAAATTTATAGGAGGTAGTGATGGAAATCTGTGAAGTAAAGGGTTGTAACCAGCCGGGGCAAAGGCATCATATCGTGTTTAGGTCGCAGGGTGGCTTGGATTTCAAGTTAAATTATAAATACCTATGCCCAGAACACCATACAGGGAATGAAAGCCCACACAAAAAGAAAGAGATTGACCTAAGGTACAAAAGGGGAATGCAGATGGAGTTGTTAGCATTATTCTTTGAAGATACCTACACCCTTCCTCAGATAATAGACCTTATAGGCGAGGATAAAAAGAAACTGGAAAAGAAGTTCCGAAAAGTGCCCAATGTTGCAGGACTCTATAAGCGTGAAGATATAGTAAGGGCATTGATGGGAGACAGAACATATTAAGGAGGAGTTATGTTATACGGCTATGTATGCAGCCCTTTTAGAGGGAATATATTTAAGCGAATCAGGAATAAGAGATATGCAAGACATCTAACTAAGCTAATGGTTGATTTTGAAACTATTCCAATTACACCGCACCTATATCTGACAGAGGTGCTTAAGGACAGCAATCCGGAAGAGAGAAAAAAAGGAACAGGATTAAGCCTTGAGCTCTTAAAGATGTGTGATGTAATGCTTGTAGGTACTAAATACGGAATCAGCGAAGGGATGGCAGCAGAGATAAAACTGGCTGAGAAGATGGGAATTAAAACTTTATACATATTGGAATAATGGAGGATATGAAAATGGATAAAACGGTCAATATTATAACTTATGCAGGAGTGCTGTTGCTCACACTGGGAGCATTAACAGCAATATGGGGTGGCTTGGTAGGGCTTAAGATAGCAGGAAGTGGAGCAGTCCTTATATTTACAGCTATGGCATTGTCTTATTGCAGTGAAGAGATAAGGATTGAGCAAGAAGAATTGGGCAATTCAAGGAGGGATTAGATATGACGCTTGAAGAGATTTTGAAAAGACTTAGGCGGATAAACTCATTTTTGGAGCTGTCTGATGAAATGATAATTAGTTATGCGGGAGAGTCTGCAAGAGGCTATGAACGAGCAGTAAAGATTGGAAAAACTTGTGCAGACTTAACGGAGCTTATCAAAGAGCTAAAAGCTGAGGGCTTGTCTGAGAGTAATACTGTGTGCATTGAGTAAGGGAAGGAGAGAAGATGTCAAAAAAGTCTAAAAATCTGATAAGCAGAGATAAGTACAAAGAGATAAAGAGAATGGACCATACTAGCATGAGTGAGTTCTACACGAAAGTATGGCAGGAAGGCTTTGATAACGGAGTAAAGGCAGGTAACGACAAAAGGGAGGCAGCAGTTACCCCGGAGGATATAAGAGAAGCGATAAAAGATGTAAAGGGCATAGGTGAGGTTAAACTTAAGGCAATAATGGAGCAGATAGGCGCATTATACAAGTAAAGGAGTGAAAAAGAATGAACGAATATACTCAGGAGATAAGCTTTGAAGGAGAAGTTTTTTCAGAACTAAGAGCAGGCGCAAATGTTATTCTGCGTGATTTGCTTGAATCTATGATGAAAAAAGGAAGCAAGGCAGGATGTATGACAATTAAGGTAGATGTTGAGCTTGTAGATGATGCATCTGTAGGGAAATTAAGCATCACACCGGAGTTTACCTACAAAATAAGTTCTGCAATGCACTTAAAGAGCGAAATCAAAGGCAAGAAAAATTGCGGAGGCTGTGAAATGGTATGGGATGATGGCACAGAGCGATATATACTGATGCCTATAACCGGTACAGCACAAAGGACAATATTTGACGATAACGAAGAAGAATAACAAAGGAGGCAGTAATGGCAGTAGTTGAGATAAAAATTGAAGACTTAAAAATACATCCAAAGAACGTAAGGCGCAAATACGAGGGTATAGAGGAGCTTGCACAGAGCATAAAAGAAAACGGAATAATGCAGAACCTGACCGTAGTACCGGATAAAGAGGAAGAGGGCAAGTATTTGGTTGTAATCGGCAACCGTAGGCTAACGGCTGCAAGAGAGGCAGGGCTTGAAACGGCTCCTTGCGTGGTAGTAGAAGACATGGCTGAGAGAGAGCAGATTACAACCATGCTTGCAGAGAATATGAACCGTAAAGACCTTACAGTATACGAAGAAGCCGAAGCCATGCAGATGTGCTTTGAGGACTTTGGGCTTAAGGTAGAAGAGATAGAAGAAAAGACAGGACTTTCAAAGACAACTATCAACCACAGGCTGAACATGGCCAAACTTGATAGAGAGACGCTTATAGAAAAGGCAGAGGATAAAGAGTTTCAGCTTTCCATAACTGACCTTTATGCACTTGAGAAAGTAAAAGATATAAATACAAGGAATAGGATCCTTAAAGAGGCCTCTGATTCAAGAGACCTTGCCAATATGGCAAGACAGGCGGCAAGGCAGGAGCTACGGGATAAGAATACAGCCAAGCTAATAACAGAGTGTGAAAGGCTTGGAATAGAGAAAGCTCCTGATGGGAAAACCTACTACTCTCCAGGTTGGGAAATGATAAAAGACATCTATCTTTATTCTAACGAGCCTGAGTTGGGAATAACAGAGGTGGAAGGTGTTTATTATTACATATCATATAGTGGCCTTTACCTAATAAAAAAAGAAAAAAAGAAGGAGAAAAAGAAAGAGAAAGAGATTGATACTCGACAAGAAGAAATCAAAGAGAAAAGGACTAAAATAAAAGACAAGTACGAAGAAATGCGTAAGGATATGGAGGACTTTACTAGAAATATCCTAGAGGGTAAAGTAGAACCTCCTGATAATGCGGAATTTATAGGCAAGCTGACATGGGAATTTATCCTTAAATACAAGGTACTAGCTTCAGAGTATGCATTGACAAATGTCTTAATAGGTGGGCAGGCATATAAAAATGCAGATGAAGAAGAGAAAAATAAAGCCACAGAGAGAGCAACGGCATTGCCAATTCTATACCAAATGATAGCGGTAGCATTCAGTGGTTTAGAATATTTATCGCTTGCAGGATATGACGGAGTGCTGTACAACGAGGCAGCAGGAGAGAAGCTTAATGCAATGCTTGACATCCTTAGCAACTTTGGATTTTCTTTCGCAGATGAAGAAAGCTATAAACTTATGAATGGAGAGCATGAGCTTTACGAGAAGGAGGGACAATAATATGCAGAACACATTACAAGATTTAAATAATTACCTCTTTGAGGCTATCGAGAGGGTAGGCGATGATGACCTCACGGAAGAGCAGCTTGAGAAGGAAACAAAGAAAGCTGAGACAATTGTTAAAATCGGGCAGGCGATTATAAGCAATGCAAAGATCCAGCTGGACGCATGGAAAGAGGCAAATGCGCAGGGGCTGAACATAGGTAGGAAGGCACCGTCTGTGTTGATTACCGAAAAAAAGGGAGGCACAAGTGAGGAATAAATACCCACTAGATATGCTTGAATTTGTAAAAAAGAATATTCAAGGAGCTAGTATGAAAGATATGGTTAGCCTTATTAATGATAGATATGGCTCTGGGACTATCACATACCTTAAATTAAAGGCATACTTGCATAATCATAAATTGCATACAGGCAGGGATACAAGGTTTAAGAAGGGCAACGAACCATATAATAAGGGCAAAACTTTCATTGCAGGAGGAAGGTCGGCAGAAACACAATTCAAAAAAGGACACAAGCCACATAATTACAAGCCTGTTGGAGCAATTATTTATGATAAAGATGGCTATAAGGTTATCAAAGTTAGTGATGAGGGTAGACAGCGAGACAAGTGGTGCTATCTACACAGGCATAACTGGGAAAAGGCACATGGTGAAATTCCCCAAGGGTATATAGTCATATTTTTAGACGGAGACAAAGAGAACTGCAGCCTTGATAACCTTGCCTTGATAGATAGGCGAGAACATGCTGTAATGACGAGGCAGAGGCTAAGGACAAGTGATATAGAGCTAACAAAGACAGGGATAGCGGTTGCTAAGCTATCCCTAACGGTTAGAGAAAGAAGAGGAAAGAATGGAGAGAATTGATTGCGAACGTTGTTTGAATTCAGAATTCTACGATGGTGATAAAATACGGTGTAAGTTAATGAGATGTAACCCACGTTATGAGGATGCTGCCTATGAAGAGATAAAGGATAGAAAAGGTAAGATGGTAAATGGGCTATTTTTAAAAACTGCCGACTTATAACAAAAATGGAGGAAGAATGATGAATGCAAGAGATTTATATGACAAAATGAACTATGTAGGGATGGAAAGAAACGCGAGAAGGCTTCTTATTGAAGAAAAAATAGGCACACCCGAAGAAATAGCGATGATGACCGGCGTAGAGGTTTGTGATAAACTGCTCAAAAAATATGAGGTTGTTGCGTGTGAGCATGAAAAGATAATCATCGTTGAGCGAGAAAATTTAACTACTTATAATGATATTGCGAAAATATTGAGTAGATAAAAGGTTAAGACGGAGGACTTATAATGACCACTAAAGAAAAAGCAGCTAAAATGCGAGCTATGACAGATGAAGAGCTTGTGGCTTATGTTAAGAATCGAGTTAAAAAGGCATATAGTGAAGGCTTTAATAAGAGCAGGAATTTGGCAGAAGGGAGGAAAGACAATGAGACCAATAAGTAAATTAGTACAGGAGCAAAAAGAACGGGTAAATGAGTTATTTGACCTTATAAAAGCTAACCCAGACTTGCAAATAGTACCAATAGTGAATGGCGCTTTGGTATGTGACGATGGCGGATATTGGTTAGGTGGATGGGGAAGTGCTCATATTGATAAGTACTATATTCACGATGGTGAATATTTAGAATACGGCGGTAAATACCCCGACACAACAGATATATTCGAAAGAGTGTTTGACTTTGATGAATGTGGCATAGATGATGATATGTCAGACGAGGAAGCAGACAGAATAATGAAAGAAAAGGTTGAAAACCTGCCGTGGATAGAAGCGATTATGGTATACATTGATATCCCCGAATCGGACTTAACTTAAACTGATAATAGAATTTAAGGAGGAATAAACATGAATAAAGTAATATTGATGGGTAGGCTTACGAGAGATCCCGATGTTAGGTATTCACAGACTGACAGTAATATGGCTATAGCGAGGTTTTCGCTTGCAGTAGATAGACGCTTCAAGAAGCAGGGCGATACAGTAACCGCCGACTTCTTTAACTGTACCGCATTCGGTAAGCAAGGGGAATTTGTAGAGAAGTATCTTAAGCAGGGTACCAAGATAGTAGTTACTGGACGCATTCAGAATGATAACTACACCAATAAAGAAGGTCAGAAGGTCTACAGCGTACAGATTATGGTGGAAGAAATAGAGTTCGCTGAAAGCAAGGCAGCAGGACAAGGGGCACAAAACAATGATTCTATGCCAAGTGATGGCTTTATGAATATTCCTGATGGTATAGAGAATGAGTTGCCTTTTAATTAAAGCCTATATATAAAGAGGTGCAGGATGCAAAAAGTACAAAGCTTATACAATATTGAAAAGCTGGTATATGCCATAGTTAAGTGCGCAGTACAAGACTATAAGGCAGAGCTTAGAAAAAAGAAAAGGCTACCTAATCAGAACATATCAGACCTATCGCCTGTAGAAAAGTTTTTCCAATCCGAAAACTTTGAATACTGGACGGGAATAGATGGAGATAAGCTGATTGCAGCCATCAAAGAGAAAGAAGTAAAGAAGACCAAGAAAAGGAAAAAGAAAGCGAATACAGGGAGGTGATGCCAATGTGGGCTAAAAAATACCTACAAGAGATTCAAAGAATGGAGGAGCAAATTAACCAACGACTGGAAGAGCTATCCAGCCTTAAAGCCTTATATGGACTAAAAGGCTGCGGACTCTCTGAGAGGGTGCAGACGAGCCAACGAGGAGATGGGCTTGAGAACGAAGCTATTAAGTGCGTGGAGCTGGAAGAGCAGATAAGGGAACAGATATTAGAGTTTACTAACAAGAAAAACATAATCATATCAAGAATTCAGGCTCTTACTGACATAAGATGTATCCAAGTTCTATATAGACGCTATGTAAGATATATGAGCTTTGAAAGCATTGCGGTTGAATTAAACTACAGCTATGACCATGTAACAAGGATTCATAAGAAAGCCTTGGTAGATTTTGAAACATGCCATACAATGTCGGTTGGTAATGTGGTATAATGGTATCATTGAAATACAACAAAGAGCCGGGTTTCCTCCTTCCCGGTTCTTTACATTTTAAAGGATGTGAGTATATGCTTAAGAGCTGTAAGTATTGCGGGCGCATACACGAAGAGAAAGAAGTCTGCGAGGCTAAGGACAAGGCAAGTAAGCGGTGGGGCATCCGTCGTAATACTAAGGCTTTCTCCTTCAGGAAAACTAACGACTGGACATTAAAAAGCAGGGAGATAAGAGACAGAGACAAGTATTGTTGCTTATGCTGCAAGGCAAGGTTGATTGGTACAACAAGACAGCTTAACACGTATGACTTATCTGTACACCATATTGTACCGATAGAGGAGGATTATCAACTACGCTTGTCGAATGAAAATCTAATAACTTTATGCTCAGTACATCATGAGATGTGCGAAGCAGGAGAGATTACAAGAGACAATCAAAGACAACTCGTGAGGGAATCTATAGAGAATTTTAACGCAGAAGGAAGAGGAGTGGTTGTTGTGTGAATATAAAAAATTTATAGTATCCCCCCTACCTTTTTAGGGGAGAAAATTGAAAAAAACCAAGACCGACGCGCACCCTTTTTCCACATAAAATTCCCAAAATGAGATTTAAAGAGGGAAAAGGAGGGAAAAGATGGGCAGACCGGCTAAAACTATATCGACAAATTCGAGGCATAACACCAAAAAAGATGTAGAAATACGCAAGGCAGCAGAGGAAAAGGCAAGAGGTGGGATGGATAAACTTATCCCGCCACGGTATATGACGAAAGAGCAGAAAGTTATATATAAATACATTGTTGACAACTTAAAAGAGGCAGAAATATTGGGTAATCTTGACCACTACATACTGGCTATGACTGCAGTCACCATAGATAGCATTATCCAAATTGATAAGGCTATGAATCAGGTTGACGACATAATGAAAAAGAGCAAGCTGATAGCAGCAAGGACAAACTTAGCTAAAGACTTCTTTAGATGCTGTAATGAGCTATCCTTATCACCGCAGGCAAGGGCAAAGATATCTATAGCGAATGTGAAAGCAATAAGAGATAATCAAAATCCGCTATTAGAGGTATTAGGTATTTGATTAAAAAGCATCCTTCCTATAGATACGCTAAAAAGGCTTGTGGCAGTAAGTCAAAAGTGCCTGATTATGTCAAAAAACAATGTAAAGAATTTATTAAAATCTGTGATGGTAAGAGCAAGAAGTTTTTTATCAATACAGACCGAGTAGAAAAGATTGATAAGATTCTTATGCTTATCAGGATGCCTAAAGGGCTTAAGATTAATCATAGCATATATGACTGCGTGGCAGGCTTTCAGTGGGTGCTTATAATAGCCTCGTTGTGCGTTATGTGTAGCGATAATGAGGCAAAGCGCAGATATGAAACTATTGTGCTAGAAATAGCAAGAAAGAATGGCAAGACCTTTATAATTGCCGTTCTTTTTATTTTGCTCTTTTTCCTAGAGCCTATGTATTCGTACTTTTACTCGGTAGCTCCTGATGGCTCACTTTCAAGGGAAATTAAAAAGGCTATAGAAGAGATTATAGGTTACAATCCTAAGATTTTCCCCAAAGAGGGCAAGGATAGGATGTTTAAGGTAAGGCGAGATGATATTGAGTGCTTTCTCACGAGTTCAAAATACATCCCCCTTAATTACTCAAATAGCAGGCTTGACGGAAAGTTGCCGAATGTTTTCCTTGTTGATGAGGTGGGAGCCTTGCCAAATCCTTATGCGATTGAGGCTATGCGCTCAGGTCAGCTTACTATATTGAATAAGCTGGGCTTCATCATATCCACAAAGTATCCTACAGCCAATAACCCATTTGAGGATGAAGTCTTGTATTGCAAGAAGGTTCTTGATGGCTTCGTGAAGGATGATAAGGTGTTCTCCCTGCTTTACGAACCTGATGACAAAGAAAATTGGACTGATAATGACAATATACTGGCACACGCTAATCCTTTAGCCCTTGAGATAAAGGAGATGTGGCAAGACTTGCTTACTAAAAGGCAAAGAGCTATAGAGGTTGAAAGTGCAAGGGAGAACTTCTTAACCAAGCATTGCAATATAATCTATCAGGGCATAGGCACAGAAAGCTATATAGACATTAATCTTGTGAAGAAGTGCAGCGTAAAAGAGATTGATTGGACTGCTAAAAGAGTATGGCTTGGAGTTGACCTTGCTCAGACAAATGACAACTGCGCAGTGGCTATTGCCGGTGTAGATGATGAGGATAATATCCTTGCATCAGTTATGGCATTTATCCCGGAAGGGCGAATAGATGAAAAGAGTAAATTTGAACATGTTGACTACAGGCGATTTGTGGAGCAAATGAAATGTATCGCCTGTGGCGATATGGTGGTAGATTATGGAGTTATTGAGGATTTTGTCTTAAATGTTGAGGCAAAGCTGGGCTGTGAGGTGGTGGCTATCGGGTATGACCGCTACAATGCTATGAGTTCGGCGCAAAAGTGGAATCAAAAATATACCACGGTTGAAATAAGGCAGCATTCGGACACTTTGCACCCACCTACCAAGTTATTGGCTGAAAAGGTTGAAAACGGACAATTCAGATATGAGGCTAATACCTTGCTTGAAATCAACTTTGAAAACGCAAAATGTACCTACGATACCAATATGAATAGATATGTTAATAAAAAGAAGTCAAGTGGTAAGGTGGATATGGTTGTGGCGTTGATAAATGCAATATACCTATTGCAGCAAGACATAATATTCAATGATGGCTTTGTGGTACAGGTCGTATAGCTTGAAAGGAGGTGAAAAAAGTGGGTTTATTTAACTGGAAAAAAGAAAAAAGAGAAAAGGCTGATAATGAGCCAGATGTATCAAGTGACATTTTGAGGATGCTGCTTAGTGATGAAGAAGTAAGCCGAAGAACTGCACTGAATATTCCGGCTCTGTCAGCTTGTATAAATATGATTGCAGACACAGTATCATCCTTAAAAATCAAGCTGTATAAAAAGGATGGAGATAAGGTGGAGGAAATTGTTGACGACATCAGGACTACCCTGTTAAATGACGACACGGGAGATACCTTAGATGCCAGCCAAATGAAAAAAGCCCTGATTATGGACATGTTTCTATCAAAAGGCGGATATGTCTACATAAACAGGGTAAACAATGAGGTCAAATCTCTTCATTATGTGGAGCCTGAAAAGATTAGCTTTATGTATAACACAGATCCGATATTTAAGGATTACAAAATATTGGTTAACGGAGTAAGTTATGAGGGCTGGCAGTTTATTAAAATACTTCGGAATACGCAAAATGGATATTGTGGACAATCTATCATAGCTGAAACACCTGAACTGTTGGGGATAATACTCAGTACACAGAAGTTTGAAAAGAATCTTGTCCAAACTGGAGGCAACAAAAAAGGCTTTATTCAATCGGCAATAAGACTTAGTGCTGAGGCAATGGAAGCATTAAAAAGAGCCTTCCACAACCTTTATTCCAATAGCACAGAGAATGTTGTTGTGTTAAATGATGGATTGTCCTTCAAAGAAGCCTCAAACTCATCTGTAGAGCTGCAGCTTAATGAGAATAAAGAAACTAATAACCGTGATATTTGCAAAATATTCCTTGTACCACCGTCAATCATAAACGGAGGAGCTACAGAGGAAGATAAAAAACGCTTTTACGAGGTCTGCATCTATCCAATATTAGCTAGGTTTGTGACAGCAATCAATAGTGTATTATTGCAAGAGGATGAAAAGAATGTAATGTTCTTTGCCTTTGACGATACTGACCTGACTAAGACGGATATAGAAAAGCGTTTCGCAGCCTACAAGGTTGCTCTTGACAGTGGCTTTATGCAGCTTGATGAAGTGAGGAAAAAAGAAAGACTGCCTGAGTTCGGGCTTGATTTTATCAAATTAGGTTTGCAGGATGTGCTTTATTATCCTGAATCAGGACAGGTATATACACCAAATACGGACAAATACACCAACATAAACGATACAAAGAAAGGAGACGAAACTAATGCGGATTGAAGTTAGAGACGATTCGGTTTTGATTGATGGCTATGTTAATGCCGTTGAAAGAGACAGCAAGGTACTTACAGACGTATCGGGCAAGTTCATAGAAAAAATAGCCTCAGGAGCTTTCAGAAGGTCGCTTGAAAGAGCCAATAGGACAGGGTGCCCGGTAAAGGTTTTGTTAAATCACAATTATACAAGAGTTTTATCATCAAACGCCGATGATAAAACCCATATAAGTGAGGACAACATAGGCTTAAGGTGTAGATGTGAAATCAGAGATAAGGAGGTGATTGAAAAGGCTAGGAACAAAAAATTGGTTGGATGGTCATTTGGCTTTATCCCTATAAAAGAGGAAAGGACAGACGAAGACATCCCCCACAGGACAATCAGAGAACTGGAGCTTAAAGAGGTATCAATATTAGATGATACAAGGAAGCCTGCCTATAACGGCACAAGTATCGAGGTAAGGGCAGAAGAGTTTGATAACTTGATTGAACTTAGATTCTTACCGGATGAAGTTGAAACGGTTGAAGTTAAGGAAAAAGAACCTAACAACAACCACATCTATGAAAACAGATACATGGAATTAAGAGCGATATAACCGCTCTTTTTTTATTATCAAAATTAATTTTACGGAGGTAAACAAAATGGATTTGAAGAAAATGTTTGAAATGAGAGCACAGAAACTTGCAGCACTTAAGGCGCTTATTGAAAAGGCTAAGGCAGAAGAAAGGGCAATGAATCAGGATGAAATCACATCATTTGAAGCCCTTGAAACTGAAATAAGAGAACTTGATAAGACCATCGCAGCATTAGAAAAGACTAGGGAGTTAACAGAGAGCGAGCCACAGGTACCTGTAGAAGAAGAGAAAAGAAGTGTTGAAGAAAGAGATTACGAGGCTTTTGATGCGCTTATCAGAAGCGAGGAGACAAGAGCAGGAGAGTTGACTAAGGGAGATAATGGAGCCGTTATTCCAACAACCATCGCAAACAAGATTATCGAGGAAGTTGTTGAAATCTGCCCTATCTTTCAGGATTCTGACAGATATAATGTGAAAGGAACCTTAAGTATTCCATATTATGATAAAAGTACTTCGGACATAACTATGGAATACGCTGACGAGTTTACAGATGGTGAAAGCAAGACAGGTAAGTTTAAATCAATCAACTTAACAGGATTCCTTGGCAGAGCAATTTCAGATGTATCTATCAGCCTTATCAATGATTCCAGCTTTGATGTTGTGGGATTTGTAGTTAGGAGAATGGCAGGGAGCATTGCAAGGTTTATAGAGAAGGAGCTTCTCAAAGGAACACCTAATAAGATCGATGGACTGTCAAAGGGAGTGCAGGAGTTAAAAACAGCCGGGGCAAACTTTACAGCGGATGAGATCATTGACCTTCAGGAGCTTATCCCTGATGCTTATCAGGCAAATGCATACTTTATCATGAGCAGAAAGACAAGAACTGCAGTCAGAAAGCTTAAAGACGGACAGGGTAACTATTTGCTTAATAAGGATGCCAATTCAAGATGGGGCTATACCTTATTTGGCCATGATGTGTATACCTCTGAAAATATGGATGATGTTAAAGCTGGCGCAACCGTAATGTATTACGGCGACTATACCGGACTTGCTACAAAGATATCTGAAAACATCAATATCAAGGTACTTACAGAAGTTAAGGCAAGGCAGCATGCTGTTGAGGTACTTGGTTTTGTTGAACTTGATGCAAAGGTGCAGAACGCACAGAAGATCGCAAAGCTTGTAATTAAGGGCTAACCACACTTAGAAAGAGGCGGTATAAATGAAAGTTAGTGAAGTTACGGTTGATGACCTTGTAAATTTTATCCGTCTTGACGAGCCAAACGAAATTGAAACCTCTGAACTTGAAAGGATGAAAGACAGTGCTGTTGCGCATATCAAAACTTATACAGGGCTTGATGATGAGAGTCTTGATAAATATCCGGATATTACGCAGGCACTGTTTGTCCTTGTCGCAGATATGTTTGACAACAGGAATTATCAGCTTGATAAGGCTGGAGGAGTAAACAGAATGGTGATGACTATATTAAACTCTCACAGCGTGAACCTTTTGTAACGGAGGTGATTGTCATAAGAACTTTAGTAATCGGAAAGCTGAATAAACGGCTTTCCTTTTATAAATTAGCCGACATACAAGACAGTTTGGGACAGACTACAAAGGATTTGCAACTGATTAAGACTGTATGGGGTACGCTACAGCCTCTTAGAGGGGCTGAATATTACGAAGTGCAAAAGGTGCAAAGCAAAGTAACCCACAAATGCTATATACGCTATACAGAAGGGATAGACACTAACTGTTTTTTGAAGTATAAAGACAGGACCTTTTCAATAGAAAGCGTTATAGATGTGGATTTTGAGAGTAAACTGCTTGAAATCAGATGTGTGGATTATGTCAACAAAGAGGTGATGGATATTGGCTGACGCAGAATTGAAAGTCAAGGGATTAGATGAGCTAAAGATGTCATTTGACCAACTTGTGGCAAAGTACCCAGACAAAGCAGGAGATTTATTGAAAAAGGATGCCTTGGCTCTTAGGCGCAATATAGTAAATAACGCTAAAGAACTCACAAAGACGAAGAGCGAGCATAAAAAGTCGCTTGGAAAGTTGTCATCTTTTAGAGTGTCACAGGTTCAAGGGCTTATGAATAACCAGTTTGTTGAGATATCTGCAAAGTCTCCGCATTTCCACCTTGTAGAAAAGGGGCACGAGTTAAAGGTTAAGGGAAAGACTATAGGCTTTGTACAAGGTGTACATTACCTTGATAAGGCTACTAAGGTCTATGAGGATAAATTCGAGGAACATGTGGATAACATGGTAGAAGCACTATTAAAAGAGGGAGGGCTTATATGATGACTCTGATAGATGTAAAGAAAGCCCTGCTTGATTTGCTAAAAAGTGAATTTCCTGACTATAAATACTATAGCACGGATGTCATTGAAGCCTATGACAGACCGTGTTTTTTTACGCAGTTAAAGCCCTTGGAGGTTTCACCGGTCAATTATAACACGATGTACAACTCTATGGCCTTTTATATAACTTATCTGCAAAAAAGCAAGGATGAAGTTGAGACTTTAAGGGTAATTGACAGGATAAAGGATATCTTTGGGCTTTTCGTAAAAGTAGGCAGCAGGGCAATAGATGTAAAAGGCTTTGATTGGGATTATGTGGGAATAGACAGGAATATCCCACAGATAACCATAAATTTAGAATGGTGTAATTTAATTACACACCAGGACAATAGCGAAGTTATTGATAATGTTGAATTTACAAAGAAAGTAGAGGACAAATAATGGGAATGCCAAGTATTTCAATCTCCTTTTCTGAGATAGCTGCAACGGCTATAAAAAGAGGAGACAGAGGGATTATCGCAATTATATTAAAAGACACCAATATCCCGGAGGTTAATCCGGTTGTCTGCGTATCTGAAGCGGATATCCCTGCAAACCTTAGTGATGATAACAAGGAACAGATTAGGCTTGCCTTAAGGGGCTATGTAAATGCACCTAGCAAGGTTATTGCTTATGTGCTTAATAAGACAGTGGACACCTACAAGGCAGCACTTGACTATCTTAGAACGGTCAAATTTAACTATCTTGTAGTTCCAACAGTTGGAACAGATAAAAAGACAGGCGAGATTGTAACCTATGTGAAGGCGGAAAGAGCAGCCAAGAAGTTGATTAAGGCGGTATTGCCTAATACTAAAGGCGATAACGAGGCAATCATAAACTACACTACAGAAAAGGTGTTTGTAGGCGAAAAAGCCTATACAGCAGAGCAGTATTGTGCAAGAATCGCAGGTCTTATAGCTGGCACACCGCTTAAGATGTCAAGTACCTACGCACCGCTTCATGAGCTTACAGATTGCACCAGGCTTACCAAGGAAAAGATGGATAGTGCAGTAGATGCAGGCGAGTTCATAGTTTGGTGGGATGGGGAGAAGGTTAAGAGTGGTAGAGGGGTTAATTCTCTTACAACTCTGACAGCGGATAAAAATACGCAATTTCAGAAGGTTAAGATCATGGATGCCCTTGACATGATATCAGATGACATCAGAAGGACAACCGAAGATAATTACATCGGTAAATATCCTAATAACTATGATAATAAGTGCCTTCTTATGTCTGCGATAGGGAATTACTTTGACGAACTGATAAGACTTTCAGTAATTGAAGGTTACACCCTTGAAATGGATATTGAGGCTAACAGGAGCTATTTAAAGGGCAGGGGTGTAGATGTAAGTAAAATGAATGATGAAGAGATAAAGACAGCCAACACAGGCTCAAATGTATTCCTTAAAGTAGCGCTCACAATGACCGATGCAATTGAGGATGTATCTCTTAACATCACTATTTAAGGAGGGGAAAAATGGAAAATAAGTTTTCACCTGAAAAGGCAATTAATGGAACTTATGGAGAGTTATGGCTAGATGATTACTATTTAGCTGAAGTATTGTCGCTTGAAGCTAAGGCTACACTTGAAAAGACTGAGGTCAATCAGGCAAGAACACTAGTAAAAGGATACAAGATAACCGGCATAGATTGTAAGGGTACAATCAAGCTCAACAAGGTTACAAGCTACTTCTTAACCAAGTTATCAGATAGCATCAAAAAGGGAAAAGTGGTTAAATGCACCATTATATCAAAGCTTGCTGATCCTGATTCCGAAGGTGTGGAAAGAGTTAAGCTCACAGGCTGCGTATTTGACGAGATTACTCTTGCTAACTGGGAAGTAAAGAAACTTGGAGAAGAATCAATCCCATTTACCTTTACGGGTTGGGAAGTCCTTGATTCCATACCATCACTCTAATTAGGAGGTAAAGAATGAATTTAGTTGATGAGTTATTAAAGATAGATTCCAAAAAGGCGGATGAGCTTAAAAAGGGTGTGTTTAAGTCAAAGAGACTTGCTACACTCTTAGGCAGTAAAGAAGAGACTGTTGATGTAACCATAAGTGAGATTCCATCAAGAAGAATCAACGACATAGTCGGTTATCAGTTCAATAAAAACGGTAGCTTTGATATTGCAAAGTCTTATGATGCAAAGCTTATTCTTTGCACCGAGGCACTTGTAGAGCCTGATTTAATGAACAAGAGCCTACAGGCACATTTTGACTGCAAAACTGCAAGAGACCTTTGCGAAAAACTATTCGGAGTTGAGGTAAACGAGTTAAGCGATGAGATATCTGCCCTTTGCGGAATCACCAAGGATGAGAATGAAGAGGAAGAAATAAAAAACTTATAAAGGCGAATGGGGAGGTACGACTTATGTACCTCCTTTTTCGCTATCACGACATATTGCCAAGCTGTGTCAAAGAGATGGGGCGAGGCGAAAGAACGATACTGAAAGCCTTTATAAGTCAGGAAATGCAAGACAGAGCGGAAGAGCTTAAGAGAATGTATGAAGGCTAAGAAGGTGGATAAATGGGAAAAATAGTTGATGTAACATTACGGCTTGTTGATAAAATGTCGAGTCCTTTAAGGATTGCAGGCACATATTTACAAGATAATGCAAGGCAATGGATAAAGGCTGGAAAGCAGATAGAAAGGTCAGGGAAAGCCATTGCCGGAGTTGGTACAAATCTAACCAAGACAGTTACTGCGCCAATTGCGGGAATCGGAGTTGCTTCCGTAAAGCTGGCAGCAGATTTTGAAAAGGGAATGAGTACCGTCCAATCGATATCCGGAGCAACAGGGACAGACCTTGAAATGCTGTCGAAGAAAGCTAAGGAAATGGGCTTAAAAACAAAGTATTCAGCAAGTGAATCCGCAGAAGCATTTAAGTACATGGCTATGGCTGGCTGGAAAGCCGGGGAGATGGCAGATGGTATAGAGGGAGTAATGTACCTTGCAGGAGCTACAGGAGAAGACCTTGCAGGCACTTCCGACATCGTTACAGATGCCCTTACAGCCTTCGGTATGCAGGCAAAGGACACAAATAAATTTGTTGATGTATTAGCGCAGACGGCGAACAAATCAAATACAAGTGTGTCTATGCTAGGAGAATCCTTTAAGTATGTGGCTCCTGTCGCTGGCGCATTGAAGTTTAATGCTCAGGATGTATCGACTGCCCTTGGACTTATGGCGAATAGTGGTATAAAGGCATCATCTGCCGGTACTGCTTTAAGAAGTTTATTCACAAGGATGGCAAAGCCTACAAAAGAATCACAAACAGCCATGGACGCTCTTGGTATATCTCTAACAGATTCTCAGGGCAACATGAAATCCCTTGATACAATTATGAGGGAGACAAGAAAGAGCTTTGCAGGATTGACAGAATCGCAAAAAGCACAGTATGCTGCAGCTCTTGCAGGCAAGACAGGAATGAGTGGATTGCTTGCAATAGTCAACTCTGCCGATAGCGATTTTAACGAGCTTTCAACAGCTATCTACAACTCAGACGGTGCCTGCAAGAAAATGTATGACACTGCAAATAACAACCTATCGGGCCAGCTTACCATATTAAAGTCTACGGTTGAAGGTATTGGGATATCCTTTGGTGAGCGGTTACTGCCATATATTAAGCAAGGTGCGGAGTTTATACAGAGATTGGCGGATAAATTTAACTCACTGACTAAAGCTCAGCAGGATACTATCATCAAAGTGGGGCTTATAGCCGCCGCAGTAGGTCCGGCTATCTTTCTTTTTGGTAGAACGGTCATGGTTGTTGGCAAACTTGTCAAGACAGTTGGAATGGTTGGCAATGCGTTCAAAACAGCCAAAACCGTAATGGGCTTAGTTACAGCCCCTGCAAATGCTGTAGTGCTAGGATTGGCAGCGGTAGTAGTTGCCGGAGTTCTTATATATAAAAACTGGGATAAGATAAAGGCAGCAGCTGGCAGATTGTGGAACTTTGTTAAGAATATATTTCAAAGAATTGGAATATCAGGAGACAGCCTTAAGAAAAAACTTGCACCTATAGGGCAGAAGTTTAGTGCAATAGGGGAGCATATACAAGGATTTTGGAAGGTTGTCAGTCCTTTACTCAGCAAGATAGGTGAAGCAGTGCATGCTGTATTCTCTGTTGCAATCGGAGCTGCCATAGGTTCTGCAATTGGATATTTTAACTCACTGTTTGATGGAATAACAACCATGATTAGCGGTCTACTAACAGCATTTGATGGGATTCTAACCTTTATAACAGGAGTATTCACAGGCAATTGGAGCAAGGCTTGGGAAGGTGTAAAAAATATCTTTGGCGGTATCTTTGAGGGACTAGGTGGAATGCTTAAAATGCCGATAAATGGCGTAATCTCTATGATAAATGGAGCTATTGCGGGCATAAACAGTATAAGTGTTGACATCCCTGACTGGGTGCCCGGTATCGGTGGCGAGAAGTTCGGCATCAATATCCCGCAGTTGCCTATGCTTGCACGAGGCACGGACAACTGGAAAGGTGGACTTGCTCAAATCTCTGAGAAGGGTGGTGAGATTGTAGACCTTCCTTCAGGAGCTAGAGTATATCCGCACGATGAGACCGTGCGGAAAGCCTACGCAGATGGTGCCAAGAGAAACAGTGGTAAGTCGGTCTATATCGCAAAGCTTGCAGATTCTATAGTTGTAAAAAGTGAAAGCGACATTGATAAGATAGCTGAAGCATTAGCTAAGAAGATATTTGAGACAAGCGACAATATGGGAGGGGAAGAGATTGGATATATTTATTAATTGGAATAATGAAAAAAACTCTATACTTCTCCCAGTGAATCCTGCTAGCTTTGAGATTGAAGGCGTACAGAATAACACTTCTGTATACATTCATAACAAGGGTGAAGTTAACCTTAAAGGCAAGAGAGGGCTCTATGCAATTACACTGGAGTCCTTTTTCCCTGCCACGGATTATGATTTCATAAATGGAGAATATCATCCACCTTATGAATACTACTGCAAGAAGTTAAAGAAACTGTATGAAAAAAATACTACAGTTCATTTAATCATTACACAGTCGGATATAAATATGTTCTGCACCATTGAAGCATTTAAGTATGGTGAGGCAGAGAGAAATGGCGATGTTAAATTCTTGTTAGCCTTTAAGGAGTACAGAGAAACGGCAGCTAAAAAGAGGATAACCACCAAGACAAGAGAAGCAAATTACTCTTGGAAGAAAGGCGACACCTGGAGCAAGGTTGTAAAGAAGTGCACCGGCACATCTGATGGATGGAAAAAGGTTAGAAATAACAACAAGGCAGTTATCAAAAAGGCTATGAGGAAGAAGGCAAAAGTAAAAGAAGTGGTGGCTCTTATTGGATATGAGGTGGTGATTAGATAATGGCTATTAAGCTTTTATGGAATAAGAAGTGGCTTGATTATACAAGCGTAGAATGGTCAGGCTCGCACAATCAAAGCTCTAGGCAGATTACCTTTTCATTGCCAGCCAATCGTTATGATAAGGGCTTTAAGAATGTAAATATCAAACTTGGTGATATCGTAAGCCTGTATGATAGTAAGACAAGGCTTTTCTTAGGTGTTATAACAGCAAGGGAAAAGTCGGCAGAGATAGGTACAGAAAGCTACACCGCAAGAGACTTCTTACATTATCTGCTTAGATCTATGGGCATGTATAAATTTAAGAATAAGACTCCTGAGCGGATTGCGAAACAAATCTGTGGCAGCGTAGGCATTAAGATAGACAAGGTTGCTACTACAGGGGTAGTAATACCCAAGATGATATGTGAAGATATGAGCCTTTATGACATCATTGCCAAAGCGTACAGAAAGGCTTTCCTTAAGACAGGTAAGAGATATCTGCTATCTATGAATGCTGATAAGTTGGTTGTGTCCGAAAAAGGTCTAAAAAGCGGAATAACACTTGACCAGTCGCAGGATATAACAGGGGCGACCTATTCGGATACAACCGATAATATGGTTAACCTTGTTAAAATCTACAACGATAGTATGAAGCAGATAGGAGAGGTAAGACATAAAGATAATATAGATAAGTTCGGCATTTATCAATCCACTTATCAGAAGGAAGATGGAGTAAGTGCTAACACAGAGGCAGGCAAGATGCTTGTAGGTGTGACACGAGAGGCCTCAGTCTCAGCCTTAGGATATATTGGTGCAATATCAGGTAAAAGCATAGTGATAAAAGATGGTGCTACCGGATTAAAAGGGAAGTTCTATATTACCAATGACAGTCATAGATTTGAAAATGGAACCCACATGATGGACTTAGACCTTGCTTGGAAGTTAATTGATGAAGAAGATTCTGAAGACGCAGAAGAGAAGAAAGGAAAGAAGTCCAAAAAGAAAAAGGGCAGAAGAACAGCTAAGCAGAAGGTTACTCCTACATCTACCGTGTATTACCTCAAGTCCGGAAATGTGTATCATTCAAATTCATCTTGCAGTGTGCTCGAGGGGAATACTCCTAAAAAGACTATATTATCGGAATTATTGAAAGAGACACTTAAGAAAGGCAAGAATAAAGGCAAGTCAAAGTATAGAGCTTGCAAGATATGCTGCAAGACTGATTAAGGAGAGCCTATGAATGGATATGAAAAGCTAATAATGACCATAAGAAAAGAGGGGGCAAGGAACAATCCACCCTCTCTTTTTATCGGAGAAATGACATCAAAGAACGAATGTGCAATAGGTAGCTTGAGCCTTGATAAAGAGGACTTGCTATTTGCTGAGCACTTAACTAAGCGAGTGGTAAGTGAGCTTGATATAAAGGCAGACGATAAAGGTGTAAGCAAGACAGGCATAAACGATAAATGTAAGTATATTGAGCCACTTAAGAAGGGCGATAAAGTGCTCCTTTACAAGATTAGTGGTGAAAAGTATGTAGTAATAGAAAGGGTGGTGAGTTTGTAATGTTCCCTTTTGACGTTGACATAGAGGACGAGGAAGAAGTTATTGAGGATGAAAGTAATCTTAATACAGATTATGAGATAGATTTTAACACCGGGAGATTGACCGGGCGAATAATTACAGGATTGGCAGCAGTAGTCCAATGGGCAAGGCTTACCTTAGCGACTGAAAGGTACTTTTACAGTCAATATAGCTGGGACTATGGAAGCGAATTGCAGAACCTTATAGGGAAGAACCACTCAAAAGACTATATCGAAAGTGAAGTAAAAAGGATATTAAACGAAGCTTTGTTGATAAATGAGGCTATAAAGGGTATTGAGGATTTGAAATGTGACAGTAACGGAGAAAAGCTCAAGATATCCTTTGGGCTGGAGACTATATACGGAAGAGGTGATATAGATGTATGAGGATAAGACCTACAACAATATTATGGCTGAAATGATGGCAGATTTCGGCGCAGATGTACGAACTGATGAAGGTTCACTTGCTTTCAACTCTTGCGCAAAAATTGCCGAAAAGCTGGAAGATGTCTATGGCGACATGGACGAGTTAGAGCGCAACATGTATCCGGATACTCAGGACTTGCCTCATCTGATAAGGAACGCAAAGGGTAAGATTGAGTATTTATATGCTTATCCTGCTGTGGTAAAGGGTGTATTTAAGCAGGATATCGAAATAGGAGAACAGTTTATCTGTGGCAATTACACCTATACTGTATCTGAAAAGATTGAAGAGCATACTTACAAGCTCACCTGTGATACTGAGGGAGCTGAGGCGAACACTAATAAGGGTGAGCTTATCCCTGCTAACTATATTGATGATTACAAGGGTGGAGAGATTACTGAGGTTATAATTCAAGGCGCAGATGATGAAGAGGAAGAAGTATTTAGAAAGAGGCTCCTTGACACCTTTAAGAATATTCATTTTGGCGGGAATAAAGCAGATTACCGAAAGCTGCTAAACGAACGCAAGGAAGTTGGAGGTTGTAAGCCTAAGAGAAGAGCGGAGGGCAGTCCTTGGGTAGATATTGTAGTAATATCAAGTACCTACAAAACTCCGTCTGCTGAGGTCATAAAAGACATTCAAGAGTATATAGATCCTGAGGCTACGCATGGCGAAGGCGATGGGATGGCTCCGTGCTGCCATTCTGTACAGATAAAAGGTGCTGAAAGCGAAAAAATCAACATATCAACCAAGATTGTATTTGAGGGTGGCTATTCTGCCGAAACCTCAAGAAGCCATATTGAGGAAGCCATTGAGAAGTATTTGAGTGAATTAAGAAAAGGCTGGGAGGCTAACGAGTTCAACGATATGACGGTAAGGCTTTCAAGGATTGAGGCTAATATCCTTAATATTCCGGGGATTCTTGACATTGAAAATACAACTCTAAACGGTGTGGCAGGCAACATAACTTTGACGTACGAAAAAATACCAGTAAAAGGTGAGGTGGTTATAAATGTTTAATGCTCCGGAGATAATTCTTGAAATCCCTGAGATATCAACCTTGTACAAGCGAAATGATAAGCAGTCAATAGAGCTTGACGAGGCTTTGAATGCCTCCGATGATAATACAAGCTTTGACCAAATGAGGGAATCAGGGATAAAAAGGTGGGAAAAGATATTTAACATCATTCCCTTAGATGATGATACCCTCGAAGAAAGACGGTTAAGGGTACACGCAAAAAGCCTTGAAAAGGCTCCGTATTCACGCAGGATTGTTAAAAGAAGAATAAGCAACCTCTGTGAAGAGGGCTGTAGAGTGTCCTTTTCAGAAGATAGGCTGTCGGTAGATGTAAAGATAGGACTTAAGTCGAGGAGGATGCAAAAAACGGTTGAGAGCTTTTTAGAGGATGCTTTGCCCCTTAATATGACTTATGTGGTAAGTGTTCTTTTCAATCAGTATTTTAAGTTTGGCCATCTGAAGTATAAGGATGTAAAGGTGTATAAATGCAGTGAATTAAGAGAAAGGATATTTGAATAATGAGGAGAAGCACAAATTTACAGTTGAAGCTTCCTGAAGGAGACGACTTTTTCAATATCGAAGACTTCAACGAAAACTCGGAGATAATCGACCGTAAGCTGACTGAGTTCAATAATAAGCTGCCTGAGTTAGCTGTAAACTCTGAACAGATTAAGGAAGAGCTTAAAACACAGGCAGAGCAGTTGTTGAATAAGCAGAAAGAAGATGTTGCCAAGCAGATGGCAGAGGTAAAAAAAGAGGTTGCAAAGGCTATTAAGGAGATAGCCGACAGCAAGGGGGCGAGTACAACAACCTTCAATGCTGACGGCTCTATCGTAACAGAGAACGGCCTTGAGGTAATTACTACAACCTTTAATAAGTCTGATAAGTCAATCCTTGAAAAACACGCGTATAAGAACGGCACTTCAAAGACCTTTAAAATGGTTTTTGAAGGTAAAAAAATAATAACTACGGAGGTAAATTAGTATGCAGATTGAAGCGATTCCTATGCTGATTAATAGTGACTTTATGGAGATACCCTTGGATAAAAGACTTGACCTTGCAGACTATAAGATGTACGGTGAGAAGTCACATGTGTTTCAAAATAAAGACAGGCTGCATAGCTTGTACGAGTGCGTGGGGTTATCTATGAATGATTTAACGATAAATAGCGAGACCTTGGAGTATTTTATAAAGGAAAATCAGATGGGACTAGCATTTGCAAACATTTATGGTATTAAAAATGTTCAGACTTTAGCTGCTCTTACAGCGATGACTGCTGTGGTGAACTCCTCAACGGCAATGACTGCTGTGGCGAACTCTTCAACGGCAATGACGGCTGTGGTGAACTCTTCAACAGCGATTACTGCTGTGGTGAACTCCTCAACGGCAATGATTGCTGTGGCGAACTCTTCAACGGCAATGACGGCTGTGATGAACTCCTCAACGGCAATGACTGCTGTGGTGAACTCTTCAACGGCAATGACTGCTGTGGCGAACTCTTCAACGGCAATGACTGCTGTGGTGAACTCCTCAACAGCGATAGCAGGCATTTGTAAATCTGGTTACAATACAACAAAAGCGGTTATCAAAGCAGTTAACAATAATGAAGATTATATCAAAAAAGTGTTTGACACGGTGACAAGTGACAATTCTAAATTCCTGCTTACGGCTAATGAAAAAGAAGACGGTGTAACTGCTTTAGATCGCTTTTGTAACACACCGAATACAATTATATTATGTGCACTTGGCTCATATAGAGGTAGTGGAAGTACTAACTTGCTAATAAATAATGAATTGAGTAAAGTTTCAAATAGTGCAGGCATAAAACCAAGCTATGTTGTTAAAGAAAATTGTAACGCGATAGCAGTTCCAACCGCAACATTTACGGAAAACGGAGATGGTTATGCAGCTATAGCAGTTTATAAAGCAATCTAAGGAGGTCAGCAATGAAAGGATTTGTAACTGAATTTCAAGAGCGAACAGATAGCATGAACGCTCAAATTAATGAACTAGAAGCTCAGCTAAGCGAAAAAAATAAGACAATAGAAGAGCTTAAAGAGGAGTTGAATAGAAAAGATGAGGAAAACAAGAAAGCAATATCAAGCCTATCGGAGAAGAATCAAGAGCTTAAAGAGCATCTTAATGAGACGGCTCTTGCGCTTGCTGAATTCTACGAGGCTACTATGGCAAATAATGCATGATATATGCGTTATTATAAAAAATTTTAAGAAGGGAGGTAATGACATGATAGATTTCTATGTATATTTGGTAATTTCAGAACTTAAGAAATTCAAAGAAGTTCCTAAATTTCTGAAAGAGCCTGTAAAAGCTCGCATTGTAGAAATTGGCGATCCTAAGCTTCTTGAATTGGTTAACGAAGCTTAAGGCACAGTATATCCCATATTACTGTAAAGGTGATATGGGATATTTTTTCTGAATGGATAATTAACATAACACAGGAGGTGGATAGACAAATGACTATTTTTAATTGGTTGGCTCTTTTTAGTATACCAACCTTGATAGCGAGCCTTTGGGCTCATCTTATCAGGCGGATAAAGCACAGCGATGAACAGACGAGAGCTCTTCAAAAGGGTGTACAAGCATTGCTTCGTGAGAGGCTAATACATTCATACCGCAAATTCTTTAAGTTGGGATTTGTGGACTACAACGATCGCTTGAACGTTGAGAATATGTATCAGCAGTATCATTCATTGGGCGAAAATGGCGTAATGGATGACATGCATCTTAGGTTTATGAATCTTCCTATAGGCTCTGAACACGAAGTGGAGGAAGAGACATGAGCAAGAAGAAAAACACAAAGGCAGAGAAAAAGAAAAAGGGTGGATTCTCAAAGCTGATAATTACCCTTGTAGTGCTTATGAATATCACCTTTACAAGTGCAGTCTTGTATGTATTCCTTAAAACTTCAAGCGAACCTGTTGCCCTCGTTGGGGCTTGGTTCGCTTTTACCACAGGCGAACTTTGGATGCTTAGTAGCATAAAAAAAGAAAAGGTAAAGAAGGGAGATAATGAAGATGAATGAGAAAATTGATTGGAAGAGAAAATTGACTTCAAGAAAGTTTTGGGTGGCTATAATTGGGTTTGTGACTACGGTCATGATCGCATTAAATATCGACAAGATGACTGTCGAACAAGTGGCGGCCATCATATCCGCTATGGGTACTCTCGTAGCGTATATTATAGGCGAAGGATTGACCGATGCCGCCCATATTAAGAATGAGAACGAAAAGGAGGGAGAATGATGGTTACTGTAGGCTCTGCAAGGATTGATGAACGAGGGAATGCCAATTGGGGCAAGGCTGGCGACCAAACCTGTAAAGAGGTAGCCACAGAGCCCTATTATAGGCATCGATTAGGATGGTATCTACTAAGACCAAAAGAGGCAGCAGTTGCAAGAAAGATAGGTCTTGCGATGGTTGAGGCTTGCCTTAACCATAATATCGGCTATGACCAATCCGAGCGTTATGGGATTATCAACTGCTTGAAAAAGTACGGCAGAATAGCAAAAATCAACGAGCCTACAGAAGCAGATTGTAGCTCGCTTGTAAGAGCATGTTGCATTCAGGCAGGAATCCTTGTAGGCGACTTCAATACTTCAAGTGAGGTTGCTGTATTAGAAAAGACAGGGGCATTTAATAAAGCCGTCGTAGTAGCTAACGACACTAAACTTTGTGCAGGGGATATCCTTGTAACGAGAACTAAGGGGCATACGGTCGTGGTTACGGAAGGCTACCCAAGAGAGGATGAAAAGCCTACCACTAAGCCATCAGCAAAGCCAAAGCCTGATAAGGCAGCAGGCAAGGCTAAAAAAAGCATTGAAGAGGTTGCTAGCGAGATTATCGCAGGTAAATGGGGCAATAACCCCGAAAGGACAAATAAACTTATTAAGGCTGGCTACGTTCCTGCTGAGGTGCAGGCGGTAGTAAATAAGCTCCTTAAATAAGACATAGGTCGGATGCAGGCAATAACGCTTGTATCTGACCACTTTTTTTATTTTAAAACTTTTTTAAAAAAGATTAAAAAACTATTGACATAAGTACATACTTATGATATACTTATATCAAGCTAAAGGATAGCTTAGATGAATTAACAAAACAAAGGAGAAACGTCATGAAAACTTACAAAGAATTTGAAACCGTATACATAGGAGGAAGCGATGGGGCAGCCTTAATATTAGCTAGTTATGAAAAATTGGAATATTTATACTTTGGGGAAGACGGGAATTATAGAGCATACTTTGTAAATGAAGAGATAGAGCTTCCAGCTCATTATAAGAAAGAGGCTGAGGCTGATAGATGGCTAAGAATCTATGACGATGACGAAAAAGTAGTTGAGATTGAAGCTGATCACATAGAGATTTATCGTGCTGGTGAGATGGGTTGTTTAATATACGCTCCAAACGGTACATATCGTAGATAATCGATAAAAGGGAAAGAGGTATAATGGCGAGAAAAGCATACTCAACGCCTGAGCAACAAGCTCAGGCAAACAAAAGGTACTATGAATCTAACGAGGAAGCTGTGTTAAAAAGACGGATTCGCAATTACAGGTCTAGCGGAAAGACATTTATACTAAATTATGCGTCCGAAACAGATTTGAAAGAATATGAAGAATATATAAAGGAAAGGAGGAAAGACCTTGAAGAAGGCAACCAGTAGATGCTGGCTGCCTTTATTTTTATAAAACTAAACTCTTTTACTTGATGTTTTTTGTTGTTTATATTAAGATAAGTAATAGTTTATCAATAACAAAACAATAACAAATCTATGTAAGAATGGCTTAAAATCAAGCAAAAAAACACTAGAGTTTTTAATCTTGTGTTAAATATAAACGATGATTTGATGCTCTTGATTTTAAGCCAAAAAAGCCGAGAAAATATAGTAAATAAGCGTATTTTAGAAGTTTTGAATTTGTATTTATTTATCTGATTTTTTACAGATAAATCCAGTCTATCAATAACAAACAATAACAAAATACGCTTATTTATTTGTTGATTTTTATCAACTCTATCTGTTCTTTCAGATATTCTAAAGTCCTATGTCCATAGACTGCGTTACTGACATCTTGGAAGGCATGCCCCATTATAAATTTTTTATCCGTCTCTTTAACCCCATTTTCATCACAGAGCATAGCAAAGGTGTGACGGCAGTCATGAGGTGTATGTTTTTCAATCCCTAAGTTTTCCAACACATTATACATGCTTCTCCTGAAACGCTCAATGCTTGAATTAAGCCTGTTAGGGTTTTTCTTAACAAGAGGCAGTATAGCCGAATGAATAGGCACATATCTGTTTTTGCCTGCCTCTGTCTTAACTCCTCCGAAAAAATACCCCTCTTTTAGGTTGATTTCAGCCGATTCATACTCAGAAATTCTAAGTCCTGAATATATCAGTATTAGGATGTTAGCGCAAATAGGGTTATCGCTATTAGCCCATAGCTTTTTTATATCATCCGCAGTAAATGGAATCCCCTTTATATCGTCATTTTCGGACTTAACCGCTACATGTGTAGAGTAGTCCTTTTCTATAAGCTCGTGGATATCTGCATACTTGTACATCTGCTTGAAGAGATTGACTATAAGCTCCTTAGATGAATGCTTAAGCGGACAGTCATCAACTACCTTCTGCATATCTACGGTTTTAATCTGCGAGAAAACCTTGTCATGTAGTGCGGTGCAGTTCTTAAATGCAGTTTTGTATGATGCTTGTGCTGACTTGCTAAGCTTGCGGTTATTGTCGCTGAATTTCCATTCCATAAATTTATCATAGACCTGTGCAAAGGTTTCGCCCTCTATAGTGCCTATATTGAGTACAGATAGGATTTTATTCACTACAGGGGTTAACTGTCCATGGTCAACCTCTTCAAGCAGATTAGGGCAGATATCGCCCTTCTTGTATCGCCCTGTGTGGAAGTTTAGGAGTACGGAAAAGGCTGTCTCCCAACTAGGGCAGTACGCAAGAGCCTTGTCATAGAGCTGGTAGCCTCTTTCGTCCCTATATGTAGATGGGGCAAAGACTGCATAAGGGTTGGTTCTGTTGCCTGAGAGCCTTCTTATACTCCCGAATCCGTTTCTAAGCCTTGGATATTTTTTCTTTTTTGGCATATCTTACCTCCATTAGTTCTATATTTTGGAACAAATAATACTTGCTTCTGACTTACATAGACTTACACAACACTTACACAATTGAATTTTGGGCGCAAAAATACCCTGTAAATATTGCAATCTACAGGGCGATGTGCTACAATTTAAACGATGGGTATTCGTTTACTGGTGTTATCGCCCAGTAGATGATGGTTGCTCTCCTGTTGGCGCAGGAGGGCTATTTTATTTTAGAACTGTCAACTGATAGTTTACAGTTGGCTGGTTGTCAACTAATGGTTTACAACCGCTTTTTTGAGATAACAGGCATAGCGTGATAACACAATATCTTGTATTTTTCTGTCGGCAACACCAAGATGTACTATTTTGTTGACCTCAACAATATTGGAACACATGTTTAGTCTTGAATCTAACAACCCAATGTGCTATACTATACATGCTTTGTTAATTCAGGGTTGCCCCTACTTCGGTAAGTGGCAACCCACTTTTTATTTACAAAGCTTATTTAATAAGCTCTTTGCCATCAAATATAAATGACTTGATAGTATTTGTCTTAGTATCTATTACAAACTGGAACTTGCTTCTAAGTTCAGCGCCAAAACTGTTTTGTGAATCAACATAGCCTTGAACAGTAACTTTATTTTTTTCTTTTTGCATACCCCACTTGTCAATCGATGGGAATTTGGCAGTTGAAGGGGATTTCAAGATTTCCTCAACTTTGCTTTGACAGCTAAGCTGTAATGCAGTAGCTTCGTCCATAGTAAGGGTATAATCCTTTAATGTTGCGATCGCTTTTTTCTTTTTTAGCAAGTCATAATCCATATACCTTACACTGTATGCCTTTTTGTCCTTATCCAAATACAGGATTATCTTGAATGCCATATTATTGTAAACTGCTTCTACTCTATAACCAGTTTCGCCTTTAAAGTGAGCGTTATCAAGAAGTTCGTCATGTGTAATGCTCTTTACTTCATCAATACCACACTTTTTAAGCTGTTTATCAAGAGCCTTGTTTTTCTTTTCTCCTAAGTCAAGATATTGGGCTGTCATTGATTCGGTTGTAGTGGTTGAAGCAGTTGATGAGCTTGTGGATGAGGCGGTATCTGTGGTAGGTTTTGAGCCCTTTGATATCTGATAAATAAAGAACACAATCAGGAGTGCAAGAAGGATTAATCCTATTAGACAGCCTGCACCTCTCTTTTTAGGCTTAAGTGGTGGCTTAACTGGTGCGTTGTTATTCACGTTATTTTGTACAGGGGTTGGGGTGTTGTCAATAGGACAACCGCAGTTAGGGCATGCAGTAGACTTGTCACTTATATCATGACCACATTCAGGGCATTTAATTAAACTCATAGTAACCTCCTTGTAATTAAAGAATTTTGATATTTGATTATGTTATAGTTTCCCTAAAACCTTACCTAAACACTTTCCGTATTCACCGACTATACTTTCGTATGCCTTATTATCTGATAGCAGCTCTCCATTGCCCATACGCTTTACGTAGCCCCTGCCATCAACTATAAATATACCAACCTGACCTTCGGCAGGGATTGCGTTTCTCTCAACTATCAGGGTATCCCCGTCATAATATGTAGGCTCCATACTGTCTCCGTTTACCTGTATAGCATAATCACCTTTTGGATATTCCCTTGAATCAATTTTGATTGTATTAGTTGGAATATCATCGAATAAGTATTCGCCAGTTCCAGCCGAAGCAAGTTTAGGATAGAGGGGAACAACTTTTGTATAGGAGCTATCGCTTGCTTTATAAGTATCGGCAGATTCTTCTAGTGCAGTTCGTCTTTTAGTGTGATTATGTTCCTGATTTAATCGCCCTAAATAATCAGCGACCACTTTAACTGATGTTTTCGCTACCTCTTTCAAGTGTTCCATGTTATCTTCGGTAAGAATAAATGTATTAGGTGGAAGCCCAATCTCCCAAAAATGCAAGTACTTACTTGAAGAGTTAAAAATCTCATGAACATCTCCGTAAATTTCATATAGAAAGGAAATCACACCATCATGCATATGTTCATCAATTCGGCCAGAATTCTTTGCATAAGCGTAGGTATCCTTGTATGTTTCAATTGGCATATTAGGATAAATATCAAAGATTGAAACATCCAACGCATTAGCAAGGGCGCTGATTTCATAACCTTCGGGGGTAGCCTCTTCATTTTCAAAAGCCATTATTCTTTCTAGCGGGGTAAAGGAGTTTATGCTCAAATCTTCTTGACTCCATTTCTTTTGCTCCCTATATTTACGTAGCTGCCCCGCTATGGTTTTCGCATCCCAGCCCATAATATATGATTGGGAACAATCCAACACCTCTGATATTTTCTTTAATAAATTAATGTCGACATTTTTTATTTGTCCTGTTTCATATCTTTGCATTGTGCCTTCGGACAATCCAACCTTTAACCCTAATTCTTTTAAGGATAATTGTTTGTTATTCCGCGCTTCTTTAATTCTTAAACCAACAGTCTTGTTAAATTCCATGTTGTCACCTCTTTTCAATTGAATATTAACATAAATTTGCAAGAAATGCAACAAAAATAAAAATAAATTAAAAAAACTTGCATTTTATGCTTGACTTTGTTTTTGGATTGTTGTATTATTATCTTGCACGATATGCAAGATTGGAAAGGAGGTATAAATGAATATCCCAAAATTAAAAGGTTATCTTTTAGAAAAAGGGGCATCGTATTCAGACTGCGCAAAGGCAACTAACATGAGCGTTACCAGTTTCAGCAATAAACTAAATGGGAAATCGAATTTAGATATAGTAGAAATTAACGA